ATGGATGTGGTGTATTGTGTTTTCACTTTATGTTGGTAGTTTTTGGGTTATGGGTGTAAGTATGGTTGGTCATGCGTTACTACTCGCTGCAATCGTGGTTACAGTTGCAACCTTTGAGACTGCAAGACACAGACCAAACTTTTTCGTAAGATTCCCTACTTCAACACCAAGTCGTGCAAGGACTATATGGATAGACGGTAAAAAGATTAAGTTAGACCCACAAGACAAAGGTGGTGAACACGAATAGGGTGGCGCCTTAATACGCCCGTGTAGACCAACGGTTAGTCTGCATCAACACGAAAGGAGAAAGGTGGGTTAGTCACCACCTTGCAACAGTTAACGTATATGACTGCTCTGCTAAATTTAGATAGAGGGTGACTCCCTCTATCACTTTATAGGATTGGATATGGAAAAATTGATGACCCCCAAAAAGTTTTCTATGCAAGTAGAAACAATCGTACAAGAGTGTGGATGTTCACATATGGAAGCAGTATTAGATTACTGTGCAAAGAACCAGATTGAACCAGACACAATCAAACCCCTCATAACAAAATCACTGAAAGAGAAGATTGAGTGCAACGCAAGAGACTTGAACTTCTTACCTAAAGTCGCACAGTTACCTATCTAATGGAAGCCTATGACGCATATAAAATCTATCATGCGTTGAAGTTACATTTTACCAGTAACTACGATTACATGAAGTATAATGGTAAGGCAAATGCAAGTGTGGACTCGTTCTTAAAACGTAATGATAGACCGTTCTTTGGTAAGGTTGCCAGAAAGTACAAAGACGATACCAAAGACTTTTTCATATCGAACTTCATTGTCAATCCTAAAGGTTGGGTTGGCAACTTCAATGAAGAAAATTATCTCAACTGGAAGAAAAGGAATCAATCACTCAAATATAACTACAAGTCAGAACTGGTTGAATTATTTCACAAGGTCGAAACTTTTGATGAAATATTTCAAGGCAATGGTCAACATCCCTTGTTATTAAAACAACTCATGTCTAAAAGAATATCGTTAGAAACAGTATCAATACTGGAAAGCATTTTAGGATTTTGTCGTGGGTTTGACAAAGAGATAGAGGAAACCATAGTTTGGCCTGACAGAAAAAAACTGATAAAAAATTATAGTAATCTCTTGACAATTGATGTCAATGAGTATAGGATAGTAACAATGAACTTAACAAAGGAGCATTTTGATGTCTGAAGTTACGTTGCACCTTGATGGTGACCCTGTGGCAAAAGAAAGGGATTTCTATCGTGCAAAACTGGAAGAGGCCACTGCACGAATTCGTACTCTTGAGTATGACCTTTCGGAACTGCAAAAGAGAGATAAGGTTCTCTCTGAGCGAGTGAAGTTTATGGCTTCTAATCCACCTCGTAGACCAAGGAGTCGTTATGCACGACACTAGGTCTTATAAAATATTCCAAGGCGGTTATGTCATCCCAGCAAAGGATGACAAACCTGCTGACTACGTTAAGGCGAAACCACCTGTCTTTCATTGTCAAGTTTTCAGTGGTAAAAAGATAGTTGCGTTTTACACCAGAAAAACTTATGCAGAAGCAAAGATGGAAGGGGAGAACTCTATTGGACGTTGAACTAGTAGACCACATGGGTGATGACCTTACGGTAGTAAATGCTGCAAGGGTATCATTTGGTAAGAAGAAAGAGGTCTTTGATTTTGGTGATACACGACTAATTAAATTTCTTGCAAAGCATGACCACTGGAGTCCTTTTGGTCATTGCAGTATGCAGTTTCATATCAAGGCGCCTATCTTTGTTGCAAGACAACTAGTCAAACACCAAGTGGGATTAGTATGGAATGAGATATCAAGACGTTATGTCGATGATGAACCAGAGTTCTATATTCCCAAAGAGTGGAGACTAAGAGCAGACGATAAAAAACAAGGTAGTAGTGAAGAAACTATTGAATACAATATTGATGGTTCAATACAATTTGTAACGCAGACATATAATAATCTGTTGAAAGCAAATGTTGCACCAGAGATGGCAAGAATGGTTCTTCCTCAAAATTTATATACAGAGTGGTACTGGTCTGGTACATTGATGGCATTTGCAAGAGTATGTAATTTACGTTGTGCAAAGGACACTCAATACGAGACACAGATTATCGCAAACAAGATTGATAATTATGGACACAAGTTATTCCCAGCATCCTGGCCTGAACTCAGAAATACTGATTAAAGGTCAGATGCGTTTTGACAACGCATTTTGTTTTGGTAACGGAAAGTCAAGACTAGATTTTGACATGGATGTTATCAAGGACAAAGGCACCACGTTTGGTTGCAATGCAATCTATCGTGACATGGTGGTTGACCATCTGGTTACAGTAGATAACGAAATCACTCATGAGATATACAGAAGTGGTTATTGCATGGACAACCAGACTCACATTCGTGATTGGAATGTGTTGCCTATGTATTTTCTTGACACCATGAAAGAGGATTATCAAGATGCTGATATCTGCATAGGACATGATGATATTGGATTCGTGATACATGGTTCTAACACTGCTGACGTTGAAACACACTTTCAAAAGATTTTGCAAGAGAACCCAGACATTGATATCGAAAAACTACAATGGGAACGTAAACAGGTCAAGACCTTTATCACTGGTGTAAAGGCAGATGATTGTGCAACTGCTATCAAGAATGACAGGATGCAAAGTTGTGGTGTTTTGTCAGTTCAGATTGCTTGTGAGATGGGTGCAAAGAATGTGTTCATAATCGGACATGACTTGTATTCAAACGACATGAAGTTAAACAATGTATATGGTGGCACAACTGGTTATTTACCAGAAACTTCAAATTATGTGAAACCAGATAACTGGATTGTCGGTCACAAAACGAATTTTGACAAGTATCCAGATGTCAACTTTTACAAGGTTAATGAAGATGTTCTAGGAACATCACCTACTTGTTGCTTAGTTGAAGGATGGAATGATTGTCAGAATCTACAATATATCACCCAAAAAGAAGTTAGAAAATACCTTGACTTTGGGTGGATGATGTAGTATAAATAAGGTTATATATTATGAATAATGTGATGATAAATCAACATACGATAACATACGGAGAAATAATATGTCGTTAGATACACTTAGACGAGCAAATACGCTCGACAAACTACTCTCTCAAGTTCAAGCAGAGAGTGCCCCCCAAGAAAAGAAATCCTATGTGGATGAAAGACTATGGAAACCAGAACTGGATAAGTCTGGTAACGGTTATGCAGTCATTCGTTTCTTGCCTGCACCAGAAGGTGAAGAACTTCCTTGGGTCAAAATGTTCAAACACGCATTTCAAGGCCCAACTGGTAAGTGGTACATTGAAAACTCTTTGACTACTCTTGGTGGTCAGAAAGACCCTGTATCAGATTACAACTCTCAACTCTGGAATACTGGTCTGGAATCAGACAAAGAGATTGCAAGGAAACAGAAGCGTAAACTTGAGTACTACTCAAATATCTACGTTGTCTCTGATTCCAAACACCCAGAGAATGAGGGCAAGGTATTCTTGTTTAGGTATGGTAAGAAAATCTTTGACAAACTGATGGCTGCGATGCAACCAGAATTTGAAGATGAGACACCTATTAATCCTTTTGATTTTTGGGAAGGTGCGAACTTCAAACTGAAGATTCGTAAAGTAGATGGTTACTGGAACTATGATGCATCCTCATTTGAGAATGTGTCTGCACTAAAAGATAACGATGATGACCTCAACGCTATCTGGAAGACCCAGTATTCGTTGCAAGAGTTTCTTGCACCCACCAACTTCAAGTCTTATGATGAACTCAAGAAAAGACTTGATGACGTTCTCTCTGGAACGGTGACTGCAAGTGCTGCTGCGATGATGGATGAAGATGTTGTTGAAACACCTGTAATGAAGAGTGAACCAGCACCATCTATGCCTAGTGTAGATGCAGACGAAGAAGAGGACACCATGTCTTACTTCCAGAAACTTGCGAATGGGTAAGTTGTCAAACCCTGTGTAGAAAGTCCTTAGTGTCGTAACACCACAAAAAGACAACGCATAGTAGACCAAGACGGAGAGGCAGGAGAAATCCTGTCTCTCTTTTTTCTAAGAACCATTCTCTCTTTTTATAAATAGTAAGTAACAGGGAGAGAGAGTTATGATAGAAGTTGTTGCCGCAGTTTCAGCGGCGTCAAGTGCTTTTGCTGCCATCAAAAAAGGTTTTGAGGTTGGGCGTGATATCGAATCTATGGCAGGAGATATGGGTCGCTGGATGAGTGCCGTATCAGATATCAAGAAGGCAGAAGAGTATAATAAGAAACCCCCATTGTTTAAAAAACTGTTTGCCGCTGGTTCTATTGAAGAAGAAGCGATGCAAGTCTTCATGGCAAAAAAGAAGGCAGAAGATATGCGTGAACAGTTGCGTACTATCATCACATATACCAGAGGCCCAAGTGCGTGGCAAGAGTTGTTAAGAACTGAAGCAGAGATTCGTAAAAAACGACAGAAGATGATTTACGACCAAAAAGAACGAAGAAAAATGTTCATAGAATATACACTTGCAACCATACTGGTAATTGTTACTACCGTTGTTTTTGTTTGGGGTGTTGGATTAATATTGAGGGCAAAGGGTATGGTATGATATGATTGTAGTGTGGTGGTTTGTGATTGTTATATGTTCCCTTATTCTTTTTAGTGGTCTTTACGTTTGGTTTGAAAGTCAAATATACAAAGACCACTACATCCCAGAATTTGAAACAGAAAAAAAAGTAAGAGAAATAAAACTGCGTTTAGCAGACATCGAATGGAGAATGAACAAAAATGATGAGAGCACTAGTAGTAGCGACAATCCTATTAGGAGTCGTGCAGACGACCTCAGAAGCTCTCTCAAAGGGCGTACTTTACAACAAAAAGGACAAGGACAAAATTTACGTTACCTGTAGACTTGCAAAACGTAAGATTGTAATGACACAGAAGATATGCATTTACACAGGTGCTAACAATACTACAGAAACTATCTTTGTTGACAAATGGGAAATATGTCCAAACCAAATGCAGTGCATTTATGAACCAAATAAAACTGTACCGATGATTGAACAAATGATGAAAAGTTTAGAGGAGACTCTTAAAAAGAGTCCAAAGTAATGATACACGCTTTTATGTTAGTAGTTGTTATGGGGGTGGGTGAGTTTCGACAGATACAACCCAACTCAATGATATTCAGAAGTATTGATGTGTGCCAGTACTATGCAAAACGTATTCCAAGACAATATAGTAATTATAGATACGGATATCTATCAGACCCCAAGGATAGAGTCACTGCATACTGCAAACCCATCTATACTCAAGATGGGCCTAATATCTATGACTATTAACCATAACCATACATAGGATGACCTGGCACTGTTCCAGCAGGCGCTGAAGTGTCTTTCATGGGTGCAGGCGTTGATGAACTACTGGTATTACTAGATACTTGTGATGCATCAGTCTGATTAATAATTACAGGTGGTGGACGCCTTCTGACTTCTCTTACTTCAAAATTCTCATCTTGTGTCTCTGA